TTGCCCTGTTAGTGGCTGATAATTCTTCACCGTTTGGTGTAAGTGCCTTTGCCGCCGTGTAAGCTGCAATAAGTGCCGCCCCATTTGTCTTTGCGTTGCTTGTAGTTTCAACGACAACTGCTGACTGGATGCTTAATCCACTTATATCTGAAAGATCATTCATTGTAGCAAATGAATTGGTAGCATTCGGGGAATTGGCTCCTTGTATGGCCGCAAGCTCATCATCGGATACACTTCCATTCTCCATTTGACTGTGGATTTGTTCGGTCACCTCTACCAGATCACCAATGACGTCACCGATGTAGTGCATTTGAGATCCACCCGCTGTGGCCTCATTTTTCAACTTCTGTGCCGCAGCACCAATTTGTTCCAATGTTGTTTTGATACTCATAGCTCATTCATTTTTATTTTTCACTATTTTAATATTTGACTAACTCTGCGAACACCACTCACAGGATTAGGATTTTGTGTTTCTCCTAAAGCATTCTTAGTATTACCACCTGTATCTTTTCCACCACCCATCAATTCCTCTTCTTCGTCCTTAGTAAGTTCTTCTTCCTCTTCGATTGCACGTTCACGATTTTCTACGATTTCCTCAATTTGATTTTTATCAAAATACAGGAAATGTTTCAAGAATAAATCTAATGGTAAATATTCTTCTATTCCTGACATTACAAACTCTTTCATTGAAGCAGCACGAACCCTTCCAAGTTCAACCTTTTCTTTATCTGAAAGACTAAACATCTTATCCCATACAATCGTATAAGGTGTCTCTGGTTCAGGTAATACACCTACCTCAATACATTTGTCTATAAAAGGACGTAAAATCATAGGTTCATTTTGTTCCTCCCTACGTGAGGTTACATAACTAATCCATTCTAACTTATCTTGTGCAGAACTTAATTCTCCACGCTCAGAACCTGTAAGTATTCGTTTTGGGATACCTGTAACAGCAGAAATCATTTGCATTTGTACATCCACGTGATTTATAGGATCCGCAATCTGCTGGGCAAGTGCATTATATTTTACACCTTCATTTATAAGAACCCTTCTCAAGTTATTTTCAAACTCATCAATTTGTTCTTTTAATGAGGTAAACATTTCATCTGTCATTTGGTAATCAGGTGAAACCTCCCCTGTGTACCCGGGACGTGCTCCACGCCAAAACATTTCAGCATCACCACCAACTAACTTTTCAAGGTCAACCAAACGATTAAAGACAGCACGTAATCTTGGTGTACCTAATACCTCATCATCTACAGGGTCTTCTACAAGATGTACAACACGTGTATAATGAACATTGACAGTCGTTACAGAATTACCTGTTGTTATTTTTACACCATAATACAGTGGTTGTCCATAACGTTCGCTTTTAGGATCTTCATCATATTTTGATATTTCTGCTTGATCTTCTGAGAGTGGTTTAACGTACAATAATTCTAATTTTTTATTCGTAGACTTTGAAACAGGGTTTTTAAGACTTTCCCGATTGGATACATCACTTAATCCAAGAAACAAAATAGAGTAACGACCAATGCCTGTTAATTTGTCGGCACGAATAAAAATAGACTTTAACTTCAATTTTTTATCTAATTCTTTCCAAGCCTTTTCAAATTCCGTATCATCTTCCTTTATTGTCTCAATTACATCAATTGTACCTTTCCAAGATGCTTTTACAGGACGGTCAATAATAGCTTTAGCAATATCATGTCGCAAATAACGATTCCAATAAGTTGAAAAAGTAATTTCTTTTGGGTAACCAAGTGCTTGATAAATGTCCCTTGTACCACCATAGGTATCTGTTCCTAACATATTAGCAAAAGTCATTCTTGCCAATAGTTCACTAAATGCTGAAATCTTTTTTGCTTCAGCATTTACTTGTGGTGCTATTTTCCTTTTTCTTTCCATTATGTTATTCTTCTTGCTACCTTTTTCCTTGTCAAGAAATTAAACCCACCGGAGGTGGCATCAACCTGGTCTTTATATGTTGAGTTTGGGAACAATTCAAATTCATCCATATACACTTTGTTCCACTCTGCAATTCTCAGCAATATATTACCATTATTTACTTGTACACTTAACGGGTCTGCTCGCTTTGCTTTATCCCCCGTAGGCTTGTCTGCTTCTACAAGATACCCTGCAAGATTACGAATTGTGTTTTCCGCCGATTCTTTACCACCACTGCCAGGTTCCTGCTCAACTACCACCCAACACTTCTTCCCATCCACTTCAGCAGTCTGTCGTATAATTCTTTCCCTTTGTTCAGAACTCCATTGTCCACGTTTTACGTCATCCACCAAAAACTTACCACTCTTAAGTTTTCCAATCTTTACTCCCACCGTGTAAGCACCTTTTCCTGCACTCCCTGCCTTATCCCAATAACGTACCCATTTAATGTCATTTTCCTTTTCTTCCAATATTTGATTAGTCATTTGGAAATGTTCTATTTTGAACATTCCACCACCTGGAGGAGTCGGTGCTTGACCAATTTGTCCAGCATAACCATATTGTCCAAGATCGGTTTCCAATTCCTGTAAAACAGACCAAGGCATACGATTTACGTCAAACAAATTATCTACATAATGTTTTTTTAATTCCTGTGGTTTTAACTGTCCCTCAAAATGAAGTATTTCTCCAGGAATACAAATATGTCGTAAATTTTCTTTCTGTTTCTTTAAAAGGTGTCCTGACGGATCATCTTGGTGTAACCTCTGCATAATACCAATCGTAGCAGAAACCTCTTTATTTGTCTTACGTGTAGAAAGAGTTTGATCAATCCAACGAGCAGCATTCTCTAATTCTATATCAGAAGCAGCTTGTTGTGGATTAAGAGCGTCGTCCCAAATAAGAATATCTCCGTGAAAACCTGTTAATGTTCCTCCTACTGATGTACTATAACGATTACCTCCAAAGGATTCTCTATTATAACGCGGAGAAATAGGACTTGGTTCCTTCTTTACTATTCTATAATTAGTCTTGGTATCTTTGTCTGCTTTAATATCGAGTTCAGGGTAAAGTTCCTTAAATCTTTGAGATTTGATTAAGTCTCTGCTATACTCTGCTGACTCTAATGCTAATGTCGAAGAATAAGAAGCAGTAATAAAACGCATCCAATACCATTTCGTCCAACACCATACAGGAAATATGATACTGCAAAGAATAGTCTTGGTAGAACCCGGAGGTACATTTATTAATAAATCGTGCTCTTTCCTTTTACGTTCCCCAACTCTTGTTGCAATTTGTTCCAGCTCTTTACATAAATAAGGAATATGCCAATTGTCAGTGTAAACCTGAGTACTTATTTCTGGCCAGGCCCATTGCAAAAAATGATATAGCGAACGATTGTTCAATTCTTTAGTAATAGCAGCAGGATGGCTGAGGGCTTCTAGAACCTTTGAATTCTGGATTGTCAAAGGCTCTTCTGCAATTTTATTTTTACGTACCCGTGTTATTACTTCCATTTTTTAATCCTATGCGATTTTAAGTGACCCGCCTTCTTCTGTTTTACCTTTTTTAGCCAGCTTGTCAAGTGTCATTAAATCTTCCGTAGTAAACATAGACAAATCTACTTGGTGATTAACTGAAAGCTTTCCATTGATTTCAAGCCTTTCCGCCCAAACATCAGGTTTCCTTGCCTGCAACCATTTAATTGCTGCCGTGACATTCGGTGGATAATGCTTTTGTATTTGTACTAACAAAGGTTCTGTAAATTCAGCGGTTACCTTACCTTCTTCATCAAATATTTTTTTCCTATTTGTCAAAACAACGGTTTCAGGGCAAGTGTAACCAACGGCTGCCTGATATAACGAATTAGCAACCCTGGCATCAGCCAACATTTTTCCTTCCTTTAATGACTTCAGAAATGCTGGTTTTGATTTCTTCCATTTATCAATAGTGCTTGGTAGAACATCAAATGCTTGTGCGAGCTGAACGTCAGTGACTCCCAACAATGCGAAAAAATAAGCCAACCTTACAAATTCTTCCCTGTAAACCTTTTCAGCACCTGTGGTTGGTCGACGTCTTGGAAGAAATGCTGCTTCTGGTAACCTATGCCTTGCAGCAATTCTTGCTTCTCTTTTTTCCTCTGGTGTTTTCATATCCTTTTATTCTACCTTTGTTCTGCAAATACATTGAACAAAGTTATACATTATATATAATATAAACAAAACAGTAGATACCATTATGACACCACAGAATCAAAGTGTTCTTCCCGCCTCCCTCCCTCTTTAAACTCTTCATTTAACTTTTAAATTTTTAAACCTACAAGAACCTCACATAAAATTTTTGAAATTTTTCAACACTTCTATTTATCAAAGAAAAATTCAAATAGAGGTACAGTACAATATAATATATATACATATACACTAATACATTCTATGTTGGAGATTATTATTACTGATATCTATTGATTTCTTTGTATATCTATTGATTCCTTATTAGAATAACATTTTACCTATTGATTCCTAAGAACCTTTATCAAATCAGTAAAACCTACAAGAAATTATCAAATCAGTAAAAC